ATGAACAGGATTTCGGTGCTGGAAATTACGGCGGTGGTATAGCTTCTGGCGGTGGTCGGCAAGATGGTCCAGGAGGGTTACAAGAAGAACAAGGTTATACAGCTTCTGGAAGAATGTCTGGTCCAGGAGCTGAAGCATATAATGCTGCTTTAGATGCAATATCTAGAGGTATGGATCCATATGCTACTTCTACCCAAAATTATGTAGCTGGTCAATTAGGGGCTAGACCGCCATCTAATATCCCAGGAATGTTTGGTTATGATACCAAAAAAGGTTTTGTTGAAAATGTAGCAAATATGGCTATTCCAGGACGAAATACACCATTAGGGGCATTATCGGCAGCTATTCCTGGAACTGATACAGTAAAAGGTATTGTAGGTTTAGCAAATACTATTGCGGGAAGATTTGGTATTGGTTCTACAACAAATCCTGCAACAAAAAGTTCAGGTATAGCTTCGGGCAGTACAATAATGGGTAAAGATAGTATTATTGGTGAATATACAGGTCGTCCTGATGATGCTCCTATGCCTAGTGCTCCTGTCGGAAGAGCTCAAACCGAAGCAGGGCAGTTTATGCAAGGTAATTATACTGATCGTACTACTTCTGGTATACCTTCAGGAACACAACAGACAGCATTTAATTTAGATGATATAACAAATTTTCAAATGCCAACTGTGAGTATACCTGATTTGCAAGTTGCCCCCAGCTCTCTTCCAGTAAATAGTGTATTAGACAGTTTAGGTTTACCTCGTAATGTAGATGTGCCTACTCCTTTTGGCGATGTGAATGTAGGTTTTCCAGATCGTAATCCTGTCACTCCAGGAAGTATAGATACATCTTCCCGTGCTTTAGGTGGTCCTTCTACTGCTAACCAAGTAGCTGGGTTGGGCTCGTTTTTTGAGAAAGCAAAAGAGTTAGGTGAAGGGATTGTTTCAATTCCTGGAGGGTATATGGATACTGAGACAGGTAAAACGTACAGTGGCTCATACAATAAAGATGCAACTGCCCGAACCTTTACTGGAACAAAAGCTTCCAGTGGAGCATCACCTTTTACATTCGAATCACTTTTACAAAACATAGGAAAATAAAATGACCAATACAAGAGTAAAAGATATAAAAGAAAAATTAAGAGATGAAACTGATCCAGATATAATTGCAATACTGGAGTTCGACCTTGCAGAAGCGATGGGGAAAAAAGATGCAAAGGAGCCTGTAGAACGCAGTAAAGGTTCACCTAGAACTGGTGAAGTTGCGAGTTCTGGTGTTCGGGGTGCGGGTGCAGCTATAAAAGGAACTAATTTTAAAGGCGTATTTTAGTGGCTCAGAAAAAGCTTCAAAAAGATAGTGCCTATCAGCATCTTGATACAAATAATGATGATACGCTTTGCGATGATGAAATTTCTATGGCTTTGGAGTTTAAACGCAGAGAGCTAGAAGATGCTGATGCACGTCGTGATAGTATGCGATATATGACGTGGTTTGCTTTATTTGGCACATTGAATTATCCCGCCGCTATACTAATCACTTCAATGCTTGGTTATGAGAATGCAGCAACAATGATTACAGATATTGCGCCTACTTATTTTGTCGCAAACAGCGCACTCGTTGCGGCTTATTTTGGAGCAAATGCTTACGCAGATAAAAAGTCTAAAGAATGATTCATGCGTTTTTATTGGTAGTTATATTAGGCGGCAAAGTGCAGAGTCAAGATATGTACTTTAGATCAGTAGTTGATTGTAATTATTTTGCATCCCAGATAACTAAAAGATATGGTAATTACGGAAGTTTAAGTGGTGTCCCTGCCAAGCACAGAGCAACAGCTTATTGTAAACCTGTTAAGGTAGCTGCAAATAAGGAGTTATATTAATGTTTCAGGCACTCATAGGTCCAATAGCAAACCTAGCTGGTAGCTGGATGGAATCTAAAGTTGAACAAACTAAAGCTAAAGGTGCAGTAGCGAAAGCTCGCGCTGAAGCAGAAGCACAAGTTATGGTTACAGCCGCGACGCATGAAGCTGGTTGGGAAAAAATAATGGCACAGTCTTCTGACAATAGTTGGAAAGATGAAGCATGGACAATATTGTTCATTATTATTATAGCAATGTGTTTTATTCCATTTACTCAGCCTTATGTCCAAGAAGGCTTTGCAGCATTGTCTAATACACCTGAATGGTTTCAATGGGCAATGTATGCAAGTATTGGTGCAAGTTTTGGAATCCGTGGATTGAAAGGCTTTAAAAAATGAGTTTATACGCAAACATAGCAAAGAGAAGGGCGAGCGGTAAACCTATGCGTAAGCCTGGACAATCAGGAGCACCCTCAGCAGCAGATTTTAAAAATGCAGCTAAAACAGCTAAAAAACGCAAGAAAGTTCGTAAAGCATAGATGTCTACCCTTTACATACACGAAAAACTCCTTAATATACTACTTGAACGGGAAAAGACACTTACTGACCAATTAGTAGAAGGTCAGGTAAAAGATTTTGCCGCATTTCAGGAACTGCGAGCTAGGCTTGCAGAACTTGCCCACATACAACAGGAGTTAGATCTCCTGCTAAAAAGGATAGAACATGAGTAAAACTCTATTAGTTCCAGAGCGGTATGCAAAAGCTGCTCAAAGGTCTGCTGCAAAAGAAACTTCCCCTGATAAAATTACCGCTAAGGAAAAACTTCCAGAACCTTCTGGTTGGCGTATTCTTATTCTGCCTTACCGTGGCAAAGGTAAAACAGCAGGGGGCATCTATATACCCGATTCTACCGTAGACCGTGAAGCATTAGCTACTGTTTGTGGCTATGTGGTAAAAGTCGGTCCACTTGCATATAAAGACAAAGAAAAATTTGGTGATTCAGAACCTTGGTGCAAAGAAGGTGATTGGGTTATTTTTGGTCGGTATGCTGGTAGCCGTTTTAAAATAGAGGGCGGTGAAGTTCGTTTATTAAATGATGATGAAATTCTTGCTAAAATTAAAAACCCTGAAGACATCATTCACACATAAGAGGAGTTAATCTTATGCCAGAAGCAAAACAAATAGAAGAAGATGTTGTAGAAGTGGAATTGGAAAATGACACAGAAAAAGACGTTGAAGGCACCCAAGTATCTGTCGGGGAAGAACGTGAAGAAGGCACCGTCGAAGAAACCTCGGACGAAGACCTTGAAGGTTACAGCGACAAAGTCAAAAAGCGTATCGAAAAGCTCACCTACAAAATGCGGGAAGCTGAGCGTCGTGAAAAAGCAGCTACTGATTATGCTCAATCTGTTCAAAAGCAAAATGAAGAGCTTGCAAAACGCAGTTCTCAAATTGATGAATCGTACATAAGTGAGTATGACCAAAGAGTCACATCACAAGAAGACGGTCTCAAAAAGAAATTATCAGATGCTATTAACTTAGGTGATGTCGATGCACAAATAGAAGCTCAAAAATCTATAGCAAAATTAGCTATAGAATCAGAGCGGTTAAATGTAGCTAAACATCAGTTAGAGCAACGAAAAGCTGCTCCACCACAGCCTCAACCACAAGCACAGCCACAGCCTACTAATCAGCCAGACCCTAAAGCAAGGTCATGGGCAGAGCGTAATTCGTGGTTTGGTGAAAACGAGCCTATGACTCTTACAGCTTTTTCTATTCATAAAAACCTTGTAGAAAACGAATATTTTGACCCTAGTTCAGATGAGTATTACCAAGAGCTAGATAAACGTATCCGAGAGGAGTTTCCTCATAAATTTCAACAAGATAATAGGTCTTCTGCTAGAGCACCTGTTGCGGGTGCAACACGTTCTTCTGGAAAGCCTTCTAACAAAAAAATTAAATTATCACCTTCTCAGGTTGCAATCGCAGATAAATTAGGTGTATCTTATGAACAATACGCGAAGCAACTTGCTCGCTTACAATCGTGAAGGAATAGATCATGGATCGTACCGCACGCACAACTACCACTCGTGAAAAAGACACGCGCCGTAAACCTTGGCAACCCCCGTCTACGTTGGACGCCCCACCTCCCCCTGAGGGATATACTCATCGTTGGATCCGTGATTCTGTCATGGGGTATGATGATAGTAAAAACCTTTCAGCTCGCCTCCGCGAAGGCTTTGAATTAGTTCGCGCCGATGAGTATCCTGATTTCCAAGCTCCCACCATACAAGATGGTAAACATGCAGGAGTTATTGGTGTCGGAGGCCTCATTTTAGCTCGTTTTCCTATTGAGTCGAAGCAAGAACGTGATGACCACTATAAGCAAAAGACAGCTGATCAGATGATTGCGGTCGATAATGATTTAATGAGAGAACAGCATAGTTCAATGCCGATTCATAATGAACGGCAATCTCGTGTAACTTTTGGAGCCAAAGGAGGCTCCAAGTAATGAAGGAAGGACTTTATTATGGCCGGATCAAATATTGATGGACCATTTGGATTACGTCCACACAACCTTCTAGGTAGCGCGGCGAACTCCAACGGTTTGACTTCTTACCTCGTACAAGTATCTGCTACAGCAGGATCTTCATCATCTATCTTTCAAGGTGATATGGTGATCCCGTTGACTAACGGACTTGTGGATGTAAGCGCGGCTGACGGCGGTAGCGTTGCTATCCTAGGTGTTATGGGTGGATGTGAGTACATCGCTCTTGATGGTACTCCAACTTTTTCTAACCACTATCCGGGAACTGCTTCTTTGAAGTCGGGTACCCAAGCGCGGGTTTTCGTTTACGATAACCCACATCAAGTGTATGAAATCCAAGGAGATGCTACGTTGACTAATATTGCAACGGCAACTGCTTTGATTCATGGAAACGCTGAAGGTGCAGGATTTGGTTCAGAAAACGGTTCTACTGGTAATTCTATCGGTGAGCTTTCTGTGGCTTCTGCTGGTGCTACTACTGCTACGGATAACTTCCGTGTAGTTGGCATTAAGGATTCATTTGACGAAATTGACGTTACTGCTGCTGGCGTAGTGTTCTTGGTTAAACTGAATCTTCCTTTCCATACTGACACCACTGGTCTATAAGGAGTAATTAGATATGGCTATTGCAAGATCCCAACTCCTTAAAGAACTAGAGCCGGGACTAAACGCCCTGTTCGGTTTGGAGTATGACCGTTACGATAATGAACATTCTGAGATCTATGATCAAGAAAATTCAGATCGTGCGTTTGAAGAAGAAGTAATGTTGGCTGGATTCGGAGCCGCCCCCACTAAACAAGAGGGTGCAGCAGTATCATTTGATATTGCAAACGAATCATTTACAGCTCGTTACACACATGAAACCATTGCACTTGCATTTTCGATTACTGAGGAAGCTGTTGAAGATAATCTTTACGACAAACTCAGTTCTCGTTATACTCGTGCGCTGGCGCGTTCCATGGCTAATACTAAGCAAGTCAAGGCAGCATCTGTTTTAAACAATGCTTTTGACTCTAACTTCCTGCTTGGTGATGGTAAGGAATTGTGTGCAACGGATCATCCTACTACTCAGGGTGGCAATTTTAAAAACGAATTGACTACATCTGCTGATTTGAATGAAACATCTCTCGAGCAATCCTTGATTGATATTTCAGCTTTCATTGATGAGCGTGGTCTTAAAATTGCTCTTCGTGGTATGAAAATGATTATCCCNCCAGCACTTCAGTTTGTAGCTGAGCGTTTGATGGCTTCTAATCTGCGTCCTGCTACTGCAGACAATGATGTCAATGCAGTCCGNAATATGGGTATGCTTCCTGATGGTTATGTGGTTAATCACTTCCTAACCGATACAGATGCGTTCTTTATTAAAACGGATGCACCAAACGGCTTCAAGCATTTTGTTCGTACACCGATGCAAACTGCTATGGAAGGCGATTTCGATACAGGTAACGTGCGTTACAAAGCCCGTGAGCGTTATAGCTTCGGGGTGTCCGACCCGCGTTGTGTGTTTGGTTCTCCTGGAGCTTAATACATTGTATTACGAAAAGGGCGGCTTGCGAGCCGCCCTTTTTTTGTTTATAGTTTCTACAAGTCCTGACAACCACATTGGGTGGTTGACATTAGCCAAGACAGGAGAATAAAATGGCTGTAACTACTTTTAACGGAGCGGTACGCTCTGAAAACGGTTTTAAAGTTATTAATAAAAATGCGACAACAGGGGCAATCACTGAAACCTCATCTGTCGCTTCTACTGGTGTTTTTACCAATAAGTATATCAAGCACGTTGGTTACGCTTCTGGTGTTACTGTAAACACCACAGCAGGTGACAGTCCAGCTATTGCTACCTTTGTACAACCAGCAAACACAATCCTTACTAGCATTAGAATATTTTGTGATGTTGCTCCAGTTATTGGAACAGGCGATATTGGCTATGAAGTTGGTACTGCTTCTTCTGGCGCACAAATTGTTGCGGCGGTTACTGATGAAATCCTTGATGGCGGCACAACCGTCGTTGTCGGTAATGTGACGACTACTGCTTTGGTAGCAACGACACAAAGTGCGACTACTGCACCAGTTTCTCCACAGTATACGTCTGCTGCAAGAAATATTTTCTGCAACATCACCAATACAGTGGATGCTACAACAGCAGGATCGTTCACCTTTATCATTGAGTACATTCAAATTGCTTAGTGTGCAATAGAGAGGGGTTAGCCCCTCTCTTTTTAAAAGGAGAATAATATGGCTGGCTCAGATGTAAAAGCTAT